GTCATGCTCCCAGCTGACAAAATCAACTTATCCAATACAGAGTTGGAAAAGCTAGCGCTGGAAGTTATCTATCAAGAGAATTTCCCACAGCGGGCTGAAAATGAGAAGTTCGCTGAGTACGATGAAATGATTGAGAAAATGCAAAAAGCTATTGAAGACTCTGAAAAGATGACTAAACTAGCAACAGCTACTCTAAATGATGTACTCAATTATATGTATGCTGACGAGGTGCCAGCAGATGAAGATGAAACTACTGAAGAAAATTAAAAACACAATTTTAGGAGGAAGAACAATGATGNTTAATTANTTNGCAATGCANATNGAACTAGGNTGGATTACTATTGANACNGTNCCAAAACGTTTCCGNAAACAAGTNCAAGANCTTGCTAGACTTGTCTCANGCAGGNTTGCAAGANGAGGAAGAAGAAACTGGTAAATAAAACCCAGATNNTATTGGTANAACCTTAAGAATCAAAATGGAGGAAGCACATGAATACAGATGCTTTAATTAATTGGTTTGAAAGTCGTCGAGGTAAACTTACTTATTCAATGTATGGCTCACGTAACGGTAGCGATGGTACAGCTGACTGTTCAGGTTCTGTATCACAAGCATTGAAAGAAGCAGGAGTTAATATCCAAGGATTACCATCAACAGTAACACTTGGCACGCAACTTGCTCAAAATGGCTTTATTCGTGTATCTCGTAATACAGACTGGACTGCTCAACGTGGTGATATCGTATTGATGTCATGGGGTGCAGATATGTCTACTTCAGGTGGTGCTGGAGGACACGTTGGTGTTATGGAAGACGCTAACACATTTATCTCAGTCGATTTCTGGACTGGTGGTGCCGCTGGACAAGCTGTAACTTCTCACAACTGGGATCAATATTACTATGCCCAACGACCACAATATATTGAAGTATGGCGTTATAATGGTGCAAGTGGTAACCAACAACCTAATACTTCTGTATCTCAAACACCTACACGCAAACCAGACTCAAAAGCATATTATCTTGCAAATGATGTTGCGTTTGTTAACGGTATCTACCAAATCAAATGTGATTACCTAGCGCCAGTAGGGTTCGATTGGACTGACAATGGTATCCCTGTTGGATTGGTAAACTGGGTGGACGAAAACGGTAACAACATTAAAGATGGAGCCGATAAAGACTTCAAACCAGGAATGTACTTCAGCTTTGAAATTGACGAAGCTCATATTACAGACACTGGTCAAGGTGGTTATTATGGCGGTTACTACTGGCGTAAATTCGAGTTCGGACAATTCGGTACTGTATGGCTTTCAGTACGAGACAAAGATGATCTAGTTAATTATTACAACTAGTTAGAAAGGTAATGGGTTAATGATAGAATTACTGACAGGAACATCTATACAACAAGCCCATAGTCCTACTAACCAAATAGCCCCTCAAGATTCTACTGACGGGCTCATGCACCTTCTTCATATTATTGGAGAATTTTACGCGGAGGGTATTGATGACCATTTAATGGTCGCCCTCTTGCTTTTTGTTATTATTTTTGACATTATTCTTGGTGTCTCTTGTGCGTGGGTATATCGTGAGTATAAATCATACAAGTTTCGTAAAGGATTAGTAAGTCACCTTTCTATGTTTATAGTAACTGCTTTAATGTATCCTTTATTTGTGTTTGCTGGGCTAGCAAGTGGGGCAGATAGTTTTATTGCCGCTATGGTATTTGCTTATGGTTCTTCCATTTTAGCAAACTTAGCAAGACTTGGTATTCATATTCCATACATTGACGAATATGTTCGTAACAATATCGATACTTATAAATTTGAGATTAAAGATAGTGACACTGCCGAAGATATTCAACGCAAACGTGGTAATGGTAAGAAAAAGAAAAAGAAAAAGACTAAATAGAAAGAGGTACAGCCATGCTTTTGAATGACAAATTTTATAACTACTTAAAATGGATTGTTGTGGTTATGCTTCCAGCATTGGGTACTCTAATTGGTACAATCGGTACTGCTTTTAACTGGGAATATACTCAACCTACTTTAGTTATTGTTACTGCAGTAACTACTTTTCTTGGTGCTTTAATTGGTGTGTCAACTGTTAGTTACAATTCAAATAACGCTAACGACAGTAAATACACTAAAGAATAGAGGTTGATCAAAATGGCTACTGTTGCAGATATTCTAAATTATGCAAAAGGTCTGGCAAACGCCCATACAGGTGTCGATATTGATGGCGCTTATGGTATGCAGTGTGTTGACTTGCCTAATGCAATCTCGCAGAAGTTCTTTGGTCATGCTTTATGGGGAAATGCTATCAACCTATTAGATTCCGCTAGAGGTGTTGGATATTCAGTATTTACATCTGGGTATCCTCGCGCTGGCGACGTGTTTGTAACAAGAGAGTCTACTCACAACTATGGTCACACTGGTTTGATTATCGAGGACTATCATGGTAATGGTGTTCTTAAGACAATCGAACAAAACTATGGTGGTGTAGGAGCCGCTCAATATATTACACGTTCGTTTCCTAGCCACGCAGGTGGTACAATCATTGGTTGGTTCAGGTTCCCTACAACTGGTTCTGGTGGAGCTGGTGGAGGCTCAGGTCAACAGGTTCATATTCCAGACATCTCCTATGGTGGACATACATTCTCTAGTGGCAATCTACATACGCTATTATATTATTGTGTAACTCGTAATATTTTGCCGGGTGGAGCAATCGCTCAACTATATCTAGAGTCTAACTTTGGTGATTCACCAGTTGGTCGTACAGATAATAACTGGTCTGGTATGTCAGGTGGTGCACAGACCCGTCCATCAGGTGTTGTGGTTACAACTGGTATGCCTCGTCCTGCTAATGAAGGTGGGACATATATGCACTATGCTAACCTAAATGATTTCTTTAACGACTGGACATATCTTATTTCACGTCAAATCTACAATGTTGCTGGTGCAAGTAATCTAGAAGATTATACAAGAGGTTTATTTCGTGTTGGTGGTGCTGCTTATGATTACGCTGCTGTAGGGTATGATGGCTATGTATCAACCATGAGAAGTGTTTACAATGGTATTAACGCTAATAACAATGGTATCCTAGACGAATGGAATGCCCTCTGGAAAGAAGGTAAACTCTTATCTGGTCTTGGTAACGTTGAAGAGGTTATTGTAAACTCTATGTCATTTCTATTTAATATCAAAGGTGACCCAAACTGGAATGCGGGAACCATGTTCTTCTACAACGGAGCTGTAAACGAGATTCAACCGGTTCATAATATGGAAGAGCTCAAATACCTACAATCCTGTTGGAAGGAATGTACTGGACGTGACTTGAAATCGTATGGTTGGACAAACCAAGCGCCTGTATATGTACGTGTGTTTGGTACGCTTTGCCCTGATGGCTCTGGTACCGATGGTAGAGTTATAAAACGTATTAAAGAGCTGGAAAAATCTCTTGAAGAAGCGTTATAGGAGGTATTGCTTAAAATGGGAATGTCATTTCTATTTAACATTAAAGGTGACCCGAACTGGAACCCAGGAACTATGTTCTTCTACAACGGAGACATTAATGAAATCCAAGGTGTTCACAATACAGAAGAACTTAAGTATGTGCAATCATGCTGGAAAGAATGTACTGGACGCGATTTAAAAGTATACGGCTGGAATAATATGGCACCTGTATATGTGCGTGTGTTTGGTACGCTTTGTCCTACTTCTAAAGATGAACAGGTTCTTAATGAGCTCAAGAAACTAGAACAATTGATAAACAAGTGAGGTATTGCTTAAAATGGTTATGAGTTTTCTATTCAACATTAAGAACGATCCGAACTGGAATCCAGGAACTATGTTCTTCTACAACGGGTCTATTAATGCAGTTCAAGGTGTTCACAATACGGAGGAACTAAAATATATCACCGCAGTATATAATGAAACTCATTCACGTGCCTTACGAACATACGTATGGGATGCTAGAGTTGCACCAGTATACATACGTGTATTTGGTGTATTACAACCTGGCGCTAAAGAGGAAGCTTTAAATCATGAATTGTTTAGGTTGAAGAAAATGGCTGAACAATACAATGAGATTTATGGTAATCCTAAAAAGTATAAAGCACAGGTGTCAACTATAGTTAGAGCNCAACCAGACCGAACAAGTGAAGTCTTAGGNTATACCGAGATTGGTACNACTTACGATGTTTCNGATTGNGTNACTGCATGNGATTGGGAATGGGCTAAGATTAACTTTAATGGTAAAACTGGTTGGACTGCTATGGGTGATATTCTAGGCAACCAATATGGTGAACGCTTAAAATGAGGGTTTTTTTACAGCCCTCTTTTTTTTT